AAGCACAGCAGCTAGAAGCTCTGGGCTGAAGATGGCGCGCTCACTGTACTTAATACGCTCTAGGAAGTCCGGGTGGTCTTCTAGTGCGGTCATAACCTGGTAAGGCACCACTAGGGTGTTAGGCTCCATGAAGATACGCGCGTGCACAGCAGCCTTACCAGTACGCAAATCCGAAATAGGATCAGATGTTGCGTAGTTGGCAGAGTTCCACTGTGCGGCACCGGCAAGAGTTGTGCTAAGAGTAGAAGCATAGTTACCAGTTGTGGTAACTAGGTTCTTAATAGCAACCTCACGGCCGAGCATGATCTTAGACGTAACCATCTCAGTAGCATCGCGGTCCGGTGCAAGAGGAGAATCTACATTCTCCCGCTCCTCGTCCGTAACTGCAATCTGAAGAGAGTGCTCACGTGCATAGTAAGTGTCAAGCGAGACCGCAAGTCCAGAAATCTCGTTTGCCACTGAACCTGGCGCACGCTCATCCTGCTCCGGCAGCCAACCTTCGCGGCCAAAGATGTAATACTTGTCAGATTGCTTTACTACCTTAACGCTCGGTAGCAAACGTTCTCCGACTAATCCGTTATTCGGCCAACCAACACTGATCTGGGTAAGAACCTGATCAATGTGTACGTTGCCAGAACCGGTAGGATTGTAAGCTGGCATTTACCTTTCCCTCCCTTCAAAAACTAGATGATACGTCCGTTGATACCAAGGAAGACATCAATAATGTCGCCAGCAGCACCAGCAGTCTGTAGCGCTAGACCCTGCACACGGTTAGAAGCAGTAACAGCAGTAATTGCGCGTCCTGTGGTGTCTGACATGATTTCGGTGTAAACTGTAACAGCAGCACCAGCAACCATCTTAGAAATGCCACCCATGCGAACGTTGGCAACAGCCTTACCAGTTAGCACCTTCGCCGCATCAATGTTTTCCTGAACCACACCTAGCACAATTGTAGTTGCCAGCACATTAAGGTCAATGACGCCCTGAGAACCACCAGTCTTGACAAACCGATAGTTTAAAACACCAGCAGCCGCCGAAGTGTTATAGGTGGAAAGAACTAGATAGCCTTTGTCCAGGCCGATGTAATTAGCCATTAGCTAGCCACTCCTTCCATTAACTCGTGACGGTAGCGACGGTATAGTTCTGGATTGTCATTAGCAACGGCTTCATAAGCATCCGCAGCAGAAATCTTACGCTCTTCCCGAACTCTAGTAGATAGTTCTTCGAACAGCTTAACCGCAGACTTCTGGTTGCCATAGTTAACCGTAGCGCCAGCACGTTCACCTAGTTCCACTAGGAACGAAGAACCGCGCTTCATCTCAGTCATTAGCGTCCAGAACCGCTCACTAAGTGCGGTTGGCATTTCCATTGCAAGTTCAGCCGCAATCTTACGCGCAACCGGCGTAAGCACAATCTTGGAACGGTCGAAATCAGAAAGCTTACGCTGTACATCAGCTTCCTTAAGTGCTACTGCACTCTGGGCAGCTTCAACCTTCTGAGCTTCAACGTGCTTGATCAAAAGTTCAACCATTGGGTTCTCTTCTGCAAGCTGCTTTAGCTCAGGAATCTCTCGAAGGCTAGGAGTAGGCTCTGGTGTTGGAGTTGGAGTCGGTTTTCCTTCTGCCAACTTAGTAGCAACACCTTCCACAATCTTCTTAAGATCATCTTCGCTTAGTGGCATACCATTCCCTCCCTTCAAGGCGTCAACTTCTTTGCCAGTAATGGCAGAGACGAGATCAAAGGCAATATCAACCGTAGTTTCACTTAGGTTGACTGGTACCATGTTCTTCATGAATGGTCGGTTAGTCAGTGCTCCACCGAACATTACATCCTTGTGCTTGACACCCTGGTTGTCTTCCCACTCATCCTCAAATTCAGATGAGAAGTAGCGCCACTTCTTTTCTGCAATAGCAGTAGCAGCATCATTGGTCCACTCGACAAACAGCCATACACCGTCTGATCGAGCTTCACCCTTCTTAACCCAACCAGCAGCAACATCCGCGTTGTTGTGTACGAAGTTGATACTTGGGTCAATTCCACGAACATTGTTATTAACATTGTCAGCAAACCGCTTGGCTCGCTCTGCGTTAACATCAATAGTACCGTAGACTTGATGCTTAAAGCTACCAATAGGAAGTGCATGTACCCAAGATGACTTTACGCCATTTTGCTCATCGAAGGCTAAGCCTGCGACGTCAACGAGATAACTAGCTCTCGTCATCTGTTATCTCCTTATCCTCTTTCATCATCAGGTCGAGGATTTCTACGTCGCGCCACCTCAGATGATCTACGATGAGTGTCGACGAGACTGACTACGGCTTCATCGTAGGTCATCCGCCCACGCTTGGCAATCCTCTTAGCAGTCTTTTTTATCATCATTTTGGTGCGCTCCGACAGACTTATGACAGCTTTCTGACGCACTGATTCAATCGATGGTTTTAGCTGTTCCAGCCGCTGTTGGCGTGCTGACACAATGCCGTTCTGCCGCATCTACTACTCCTTTCTTCACTTACCACCAGAACGATCAGTTCCGGAATTACGCTGAGGAGTACCCACAGGTGGGCTGGCTTTCTGGCGGGGAAGCCCAACTCTGGGTGGTCCTACATTACTAGCAAGCTCATCTACTTTGCTATTCCTAGAACTGGGATTACCATCACCTTCACCAGAGCTAGAATCTCCCGGTGCTTGTGGCATTGCAATAACTCGTGCTGTGCTAGGATCTGCTGGTGGTAGATCAAGTTCAGTTCTTAGGAAGTCCTCTAGCGGGTCATCAGGTATAATAGCTTGAGTACCAACCAAGTTGCGGAAAGCAAACGACCAGGTACGTAGATCTTCATTTTCACCAATACGACGGGCACGGAGAGTTGGGTACTTACCCCGACTAAAGTTAAAGTCTACTAACTGCCTAATAACATATCGATTGAAGGTATCAGCAATAGTAGAAGCAATGTATCTGGTTGCTTTGTAGAACATGTTCATTGAATCTTCTTTAGCATTTGCTTCTCGATAGAACGGTGCTAGAATGTTAGCCATAATCTGATCATTGTGGTGTTCAATTGATAGCATACAATCCACTGGCTGCCCTTCAAGTTTCGCAAACTCCACAGTCCAATTCTCTGGCAGCGTTATATGTGCTCTTTCATTCGTTCTAAGATTTCTACCAAGATCCTCAGCCAATTGACGATCGCTTGGACTATACCCAAGAGGTAGTTTAATAATGGGGACACCAATTCCGTGCCGCTCTTTTTGAATGGCGTCGATTTTATAAAGGGTGTCCTTATAGAAGTAGTGCTTGTAAGCTGACCTGAGAATGCTAATTCCACGCATATCGCCGGCCTCTTGTTCCAGAACAAAGACAACTAATTTCTCAATAGGAATTGCAATAGGGTTCCAACCATTAGCTTCGGTTGGGTCCATGACAATTCCATCAGGTCCACCAGCGTCATCATATATCCACTCTTGAATGTCAAGCGGGTGCCGAGGTGCCAATTTCTTTAAAATAATTCTACCATCTGAATCTAGTCCATATACCTTCTCAAGTGGTAGATATCCATACTCGCACATCAATAGAGCATCTTCCAACACCCGATGCCATGGCATATTTAGCTTCTCAAACAGATTTTCTTCAACAAATTTGGCAATGTTAGTGTCTAAAACTGAATCAGATGCAGGTTCAACAAACCAGCGCGCCGCCATAACTGGCGTCTTAAGAAGCCGAAGGGCGCCACGAACAGTACCATCGGCCCGCTTCATATCATAGTAGACCCGAATACCAAGCTTATCTCTTAGCTCACCAACCCGCTCCTCGCGCGTCCAAGCAGTAAACGGTGATGGCGAACTATATCCCATTTCCTTGAACGCAGTACTGGTTGACATCTTAGGGTCGCGCTCGGCCATGACAACATATGACCCATTCACAGGGTCATACACCGAAGACACCAGATCATAGTTACCATATGCCTCACTGAGGGTCATCTGAGCAACTTTCTGCTCAATCCGACTTTCGATGGCAGCAATAATATCTTCGTTAGTATCTGGCATAGTTAACTCCCCTCAGTAATCTTGCTGCTTACGTACAACCAAATAGCGGTGATGACGCCAAGTGCTATGAAAACCCCACAGGCAAGCCCAACAACGAACTCTATCATGAGAACACCATATTTTGGGTAAAGTAACCCCTGTCTGGAATATCTTTCATTTCGTTTGCGTTGACAAACTCCGACAAAGACATCGTAGATCCCAACTTGAAAATGTGCATAAGTCCATACCGCAATGCGTCTAGCGCGTGGTCGTCGTATTTCTGCGCATCTTCACGCGGGTTTCTTGGCTTACCAGTACTCGGCGCCGCTGCACGGTAGTTGTTGAATTCACGAATTATGTCGTAGCAGGAGTGGTCAACGAACAGCCAGGGCTCATCCACCGGCGTCTCGAATTCATCGGACGTGCCCACGGTACGGGTCGACAAAAAACCTTTGACCAAATCTATGCCTTCTCGCCAGTTATCCTTAGATTTTGGATCGGCAATGCATGGCCCAAATCTCGCACAAACAGTAGCAACAGCTTCTGGATCGGCGGCATCACCGAAGCAAAGGTTAATATGGTAACCAGGTGGCTGCTCTCTTGCCTGCATTTCTTGAAGGAAGGTTTCTAGTCTGGTGTGAGTTTTGTAGTGCATCCGCCAAATGTGTACTCGGTCCATTGGATCAACTTGAAACTCCACTGCCGCCATCGGGTTAACGAAACCCCAGTCAAAGGCAATGTAATTTTTCCACAACGGATTAAACTTAGTAGCCTTAACGTGTGTCTGTTCATCCCACTCAGAATAAATCTTACCCATGAAGGTTGTGAAGTCAGCCGCAATTTCCTGCTGAAACCATTCATATGGCATTGTTCTCTCAAGGAGCTTAATTTCCTGATCGTTTATACCATCTGGGTAAATATGAACATTTTCCCAAGATGGAAAGCGCCAGCTTTCATATTCCTCAAACATTGGATTCTGACCCAACTGCCACAAGTCATGAATCCAGTTCTGTCCTTCCGGCGTGGTGCTGAAGGTAGCCGAACCCTTAGTATCAGTTAACGCTGGTCGAATAAATCGATCCCAAGTTTCCTTAGTATGCTTGGCTGCTTCGGCCATAATAACATAATCAAGACCATCACCAACCAACGTTTCCGGCCGGTCAGCACTGCGCACTTCAACTCTAGTATTCCATGGGAATTCAATATACATATCGCCGGCACGCTTGTTGAAGGCTCTTTTAACAGATTTTTCTTTACCCAAGCCTAACTTGACAATCATGTCATTCCAAATAACTCGGAATTCCTTCTCGCCAAGGTCATATGTCGGCCCGACAATCCACACCAGTTTGTTTGGAATCATCAAAATGGGTTCGGCTTCCCGGGCGCCCATTACTGTTTTTCCGAATCTTCTTCCACACACTGGAATTTTAAATCTAGCGGTAGAATCATGAAACATTCGTTGGCGGGCGTGCGGCTCATACTTAATCAGCTCGAAGTATTTTTCCTTCGAGACCTGCCGCACTGCCTCGCCGACCATAANTTTCCTCATCAATTTTTACATTGGAATATAGCATGGGTAAACTTGTGCAGTCGGAGTAATCCGACGAGGCAGCGCTGCAAAGGTCTGACTGGTATGACCAACTTTAGCATTAACGGTTTGCCCAGCCACAATTCCAGTAATTATTCCTGGCCTGACCAAAATTTTCGAACCACTAACATAGAAAATTTGAATATGACCTAACGTTTGTGCAGTCCAGGCCATTAACCATCACCCACTAAATCTTCTGGTATTGGTTAGCCCCAAGTCCAGGTAGAATACCAGTAGACTGTGGGTGACCAGCATATGGGCTTCTAAAGGAAACATTAAAATTGGTGGCCGGCGCAGCGCCAGATGGAGTATCAGCCGCAGTATCAGTATACAGAACGGTCGGTGCAGTAATAGTAGACATTAACAAGAATGACCCACCAGTTCGCCCATAAATCTTATAAGACGTCGCTCCTGCCACTGTCGCAACAGTCAACGCCACCGAACTAGTAGCCCCGGTCGCCACGTAGCTGTTCGAAGCGGCAGATAGTGCAGATTCAACACCATCTTTGACATACGTATTTTTGTAGGTATATGTAGCTGCCGCCAAAGTTCCACCAGTACCACTACCAACAGCAACAGGAGCGGCAGGGGCATCACCCTGACCACCGCTTAGAACAACTGCCATTGATTCACCTTTGGCATTACGGTGAATAACATTATCACCCCGAAAGGCACGCTTGACTGCCATTTTACCTCCATCGATGATCTTGAATATTGTCAACAACGAATGGTAACCCCCACAGGCAAGTGGGGGTTACCATTCTACTGCTGAATGTACTTTTCTGCTTCTGATACAACTTTTTCGTAGATATCGTCCCAAGCGTGCCGACCATCGACAACAGCCTGACGTTCGGCCGGTCCCATGGTACGTTCAACTATATACCTGGAAGCGTTAAAACGCATTGCCTCCGACTCACCATAGGTCGCTATGTGACATAGTGCCATCACCGCGACTGGTAAGTTCTCTTCCATTAGCTTCTTCGCGATTTGCTGTGGGGTCTTATCATTACCAGCAAAAGCGCGTTCCATTGTCAAGTTTTCCAAAGCTTTAATTGGATTCCAGTCTCCTGGCACTGGCCCGTCCTGAGTAGCCATGTTCACCTCCTTAGAGACTCCAGTATCAGGATACAGCATAACAGAGCTACTGTCGACATAAAGTTTTGGATCTTGTCAGTGCTGTGACACTTGTAGCAGAGCTCAAAAACGGCTCGGGGCCAAAAATCTCCGGGGTTTCATTCATTGTGTTTAAATGTGAAGAATCTCCAACACTTTTTTGGACTTTTCTTTTCAATTTTCTTCGGGGTTCCGGGGTTTGTGTTTTTGTTATCATGTAAAAAATCCGACACTTTTTTGGATTTTTCAATTGATCTTCAGAGTGTTAGAAATCCAACACTTTTTTCGATTTTTCTTTTTAAATTTCTCCGGGTCTATAATTTATTATCATGTTAGATCTCCGGGGTTCAGCATCATGTAAAATTACTAACATTTGAAAAATACACCTATCATCATGTAAAATTACTAACATTTGAAAAACAAACCTATCATCATGTAAAATTACTAACATTTGAAAAATACACCGATTTTCGCGAAACCTACCGGAATGTCCGATTTATGTTGATATTTCGTAATATAGTTAATCTTTGTCCTGATTTATGCCGATATATCAGGACATCCATTTGTCCTCATATATGGGCTTAAATCGGATAAATCAGCCTATATGCGCGTATATACATTATAAGGGGGCAAATCGGACAGGGCGGGGG